GGGTCGTGTTCTTTGACTAGAGTTATATCCAATAAAGTTTCTAAGAGATCGGTATTTGGAAGTTCTAACGTAGAGTGAGTTATCCTAGTCTCAGGAGAAATGTTCAACATTCTAATCAGTGAGGGATAAAGTGAAGTAACGTCAAAAGATACCACGTCGGTGTATAATCCAGGGATAGGTTCTTTAACATAAGCCCCTGCAAATGAACGTTGCTTGGTGTTAACCTTTGAAGGAGGAACTACCATTCCCCTATCCCAAAGATAGTTGTAACACAACGATTCCCATGTTTTTACTGGGGAATAGATATCGGAGAAATTAGTTCTTGCAATGTAGCCTAAGGTAAAGATCAATTCAAACAGTTTAAGTTTCTTGTCTAGGGCTACTACCAATCTAACGTCTTGAATATTATATTTGAAATAGCTAATGGGATCTTTTTCCCAAAATTCTTGAAGAGTACCATACTCGGAATAGTCTAACTTCCTCTCTCCAAGTTCAACTTCGGCTATATGATCAAGCTTATACGATTCTTGCTTTACCGACATAAACTTCTTATAGAGAGAAAGATAGTCAAGACACGTAGAACCCAAAAAGTTTACTACCGGGAGAGTTCGGTTATTTACGTTGATAGTGTTTTCCCCGACAACCCGCCAAGGAGAAAACTTCTGGGCATCCTTCTTTGAAAGAATAGCTTTTGCTCGGTAGTATAGATATGGATAGTCAAACAAATCTCCATTCCAAGCAGAGATAACATCAAACTGTTCTTGGGCAAAGTAATCCAGTACCTTGTGCAACAACTCAGATTCAGTTTGACAAGGAATAATATCTACATCTGAGCCAAAGTCTGTTTCAGTCAAGTCTGGAACATCTAAACAGAATACTTTAATTCTTTGGGTTCTTGAGTTCCACAGAGAACAAATCTGAACCATCTCTTGAGGATCTGTCGTACTGGGAAATCCATTACTTGAAGTGGTTTCAATATCACAAACAGCTATTCTTATCTTTGAAAAATCAGGATTTTCATAAAGACCTTTTTGGGTTATATACTGATTTTCAAAAGGGAATACTCCATGAATATCGAGATGTTCTTTACCAAACGACTTATTGAAGTCTTCAATCTCACTGAATGAGTTAAAACGGGTTTCACGTAATGGACTCCCATCAAAGGCGATCTTGTCTGAATGACCACTAGGATCGTGAATCCATAATCTAAGATCTATATCGTCTCCTAAAGTCTTATACTTTACTTGTTCTCCAACCTCATCATAACCCCTAACAAACAACTGACCTTTACGGTATTCTACCGAAGTAAAAAACTTCATAGTCACACTCCATTGGAGTCACTGAGTTTAGGAAAACCGCTTCTTCCCCAGATGATACTTAGACACTAAACACCAATCATCCTTTTCGTATGAGGGTATAATCTTTACCAACTTCATAAACCTATCTTCAAGATATAGTTTATCAAAGTTCTTAATGGTTAAGAGTCCCCAATCTTGGAGAAGTTTAGCAATTTGGTTTCTTCGATAATAATCAAGTTCATCCATTAGGGCTTCTTTGCCATCCAGGAGAAATAACTCCTTGAAATGAACAATATAGTATCGCCCTTTATAGGACAAAATATGACAGGATTGGTAAAGAATAGGTTCTGTCTTTTGAACTTTTGGACATACGCCAATTCTAGTTAAGGTTTCTTTAATAATCAGAAATTTATCTTCAGGAACCTCTACCTCGATAAATGAATTAAAGAACTCCGGGATATCATGTTGATGTACTGGTTTCATAGGATCACCTTACTTAAAAATCCTATTTAGTGGTTCCTCCCTTTCTCACCTTTGCCAAAGACTTTTTCTGCAATGACTCCAATAAATCGAAATAAATGAATGACTCCTTATTTGAACAACCTGTCTGAAGTCTAATATGAGCTAACTCCTCTGGCGGAGTGGGAACTTTATACCATTCTGAATACCTTCCTTTACCTGGAGTTCCATAAAGATAGAAATCCATTTGAGCCTCTTTAGGGAGATCGTAGTATTGATTCATTAGATTGGCATGGAATAAGGTATCTGCAGTATGCGAGAAAATCTTATTGGTCATATAAGGCTCATACCTGTCTACATCTCCTTCTTCAAGCCGTTTTGACTTGGATAAAGAAAGAAAAATGTCAAACAGGTTCCTGGCTTTGGGTTCCTTCTCTTCAGATCCCTTCATTTTACCACCAATTCTGCCATGACTTCTATCATGCAACAAAGCAGATTGATCTGTTTGTCATAGACAGAAGAATGTTGAAACATGTATCGTCCTAGAATAAGGATGATGGAGGGAAGAACTGAAGGGGCTGCAATCTGGGCAATCTCTTTATAGAAGTTTCGGTAGAAAAGTTCGTAGTTCAAGGTTTCATTAGTTTCTACCCACTTCCTTAGCTCGTTAAACTTCTTGGCTTTAAGAATATCCATAAGTTCAGTAAGATCAAACTCCCTAGAATATACCAATACCCCTTCATCAATAACTCCAGTGATTGATTGTTTCTGGAGTTCATTGATAATCCGTCTAAAATCTGGAAAGAACCGTTTAATAAGTTCAACTACCACATCCTTGTTAAAGGGGATATGTTCCTGATTAAGGATGTCTTTTACCCTCGCATAAAACTGGTTCTTAAGATACTTGTGTTCAGACGCAGGCCAATCGAAGGTAATGACTGTACACCTTGATTGAAGAGGTTGGATAACCTTATCTACAAAGTTACAGGAGAAGAAAAACCTGATATGTGAAAATTGCTCAATAAAAGATCTTAGGGCTTGTTGAGCAATAGGAGTCTGAGAATCGCAATTATGGGTAAGAATTCCAGAGCGAGTAAAGAAGTTATGATTCTTCATTACCCGGAGATTACGAACCTTTCTCACCCCTACAGGGCTAACACTTTGAAGTTTGACTAATGAATGTCCAACAGTATAGGTAGAAAGAATAAAGTCATCCTTGTTTAGTCCATCCTTTAAGGACTTTTCTATAAAGGTATCAACATCTGAGTAGACAAAGAAAGGGTGATTATCAGTTACCAGGATCTCTCGGCCGTCCTCAAAGGTTATCTTAAAGACTTCAGCGTCTTTTGACGAAACAATAACCCCTACATCTTCTTCCTCCTCATGGGTCCTTAGATTGTAAGATACCATCAAATAAAGTCGGTTCTCTTCAAACTCAGACAACCTTAATGTTTGTTTATTGTCTAATGGACCAATTACAATCTCTTCAGAATCAGCCAGGCATTCATCAAAGATTACGGCTTTCTTTCTTCCCTCAAGGGACATAGTCGAGACAAACTGGGTTACATCATTTCGAATCACATCAACAGAACGTTGTTCTGAAGCATTGATGAATAAATATTCAAGATCTAATTCAGAACATAATGCACGAAGCACTGTGGTCTTGCCTGTCCCCCCAGAAGATGAATGAATCATAATATTAGGACAGTCACTTGCAACTACAAAGTTCTCAAAGGTATGTTTGAGTGGCTTTGGTAAGATACAGTCTTCGATTTTCTTTGGGCGGAACCGTTCATTCCACAAGGTTTCAGTTAATTCAGTCATAGGATATTCTCACTCCGACTTAAGGAACTTAAGGATAGCATGAATTTTAAAAAATTTCAACTTCAAGAGAAGATTAAAAGTTTGATTTCTTCAGGACAGTCAGGGTTACTTCTGGCGTGCATTGATGTTATTGACCAAGGATACCAAAAGAACAAAGATGTTTCTGAAGGATCCTTTAATGGGTTTGATATCATAGGTTTCAAAGGAACCTCTTCAATTCAAGACCTTCTTAAAGATCTTGAATTTTCAAAATCTGATGATTTTCACACTGGCTTTAAAGCCAAGGCGACCCAGGTTAAAGAACACGGCAAACTAAATGAACTTATCGAGAAAAAAACGAATGTAGTACTTACTGGCCACTCGTTAGGGGCGGCAGTTGCCCTCTATAATTTCATTCAGTTCAGACTGGATCCTAATTTAGCACCTAAAATAAAGATGTTGGTGTGCTTTGGGATGCCTAAAGTAGGAAGTGTTGAATTTCTACAGACAAAGATAGGAAAAGCCCTCTCGACTTCTCCACAGTTAGTTGCTTCTGACGCATTACACTTCATTATCTTAAAGGAAGGATCAAAACAGGATGTGGTTTCAACCCTCCCTAATTCACTTCACCAACCTCAAACGGATCTGTTGGACTTTGTTGTCTACTCTGCCCTAACACCTGCATCAATGACTGCCAAGTTTCTAGGGACACATCTCCACAAGTTGACCGCTTATCGAGAATCTTTTGAACATCTGCTAACTGGGACTCAATAAGTTCGGGTTGTAAATCTGAAAGAGCCATGACCAATAGCAACCTATCATGATCAGATAAGGAATTGATATCGAACATGGTCTATTCTCTGCCTGGATGAATTTCAAAGTGTTCAATGTCCTGGGTATCATAGTCTGACAGGGTACAGATCAAAAACCGGTAAAGGAGATGATGGAGGGTGTCTGGATGGACTCTAATCCTTTGGGTGAGTTTCTCAGAAAACCCAAAGCACTGGACTTGCCCAGTGTCATCTTTAATCTCACAAACTCCCTCGAAAGGGAGGTAGCCAATTAGCCGTCCTTCTACCTTCAGAGAAGTGTTCATTTAATCTTTCTTCACCCCTTGGTAGAGTTCTTTAAAATTTTCAAGTTCATTGTAGGAAAATTCTACAGGTTCTCCACTAAAAGAAGATTCAACCAACTCCTTCTTTACCGCATCTACATAGCAAGAAAACATCCCTTCCTTAGTATGGTACAGATAGAATGGGACTTCTTTCTCTTCAAGTTTTTCCTTATACTCTGAAGCCAGTACGGTATCAATGCCTACTTGACAAGACCTGTCTAGATTATCAAACACTTTAACGATATCTTCAACCCAAGTTTCATATAGTTTTGCTTTAACCTGAGAACCACGACCTGTAGATTTAAACCCCAGAAGTACTGGAGTGAAACGACACTCTACACACTCTTTGATCAACGACCTGAACTCATAATCCTGGTGCAATCCCATGACAAGGTGAATGTTTGGCCTTAGTGGTTGTCGTCTGATATCATAGATAGTGTCAGCATAAAAATCTAAGGTGGTTCGAAGCTGCCTAATTTGTGCAGGAGTTTGAGCTGAATAGGCAAAAGAGCCAATCTTTGGCAAGATAGACACAAATGACATGTCTTTGAACCAAGCCAATGACTTGGTAGTAAAGTTAGGAATTACCCCTTGGCCCTTAAAATACTGCAAAATCTGAATAAAGTTGGGGTGAAGTGTAGGTTCTCCTCCACCCAAAGCCACTTCAAACACTTTATTACGCGCAAATTCATCTGCTAGGCAACTCAGATAGGTTGTTGATGCTTCATCACCTTCTGGAGTTGACCCTTGATAACAGAAGGGGCACGCAAAAAAGCACTTGTCAGTAATCTTGATGTCTACCAAATCAGGAACTTCAGAGGCTTTTGGTGGTTCTTCATCAGATCTAAATGAGAATCGTACTTTAGTTCCACTAGTCCTATTGAACAAAGTCCAATATTTTGATGTTTCGTCCCATCGAGCTACTACTTCTGAATTTGGTTCATCTAGGAAGAATGGTCGCTTAATTTTCTGATAGACAGCTAAAAGTGGGTGATCATAGTCATTGTTATCATTACCTCCAAGAATAGCTACATCTGGTTTTAGGATGAAACCAGCCAACTCTTTAAAAAATGTAACATCTAGGCCATGACCATTAAAGTTCCGTGGTAGGGTAATCAGGGATTGGTGGTCAATATGACCACCAACACTTGAGTGGAATTCTTCTTCCGAAATACCCAGTAGGAATTTGAAATAATCTGCATTTATAGAATCAAGGTCATTTTGTGCTCGAAAATGACTCATCAACGTCTGGGAAAGATACCGTTGCTTAGCTTCTAGACTGGCACAGGTAAAATTACTCCAGCCAAACTCACTACCACATGCGTCTTTATCAGAAACTTTAATTCCGGGATGAAGCTGAATTAACGAGTGGGTAGAAGATGAGTTAGTAGCAAAACCAAACCGGACGTTAAAAATGTTCATTCATTCCCCCATGAAACTGTTGTGTTTCTTTCTGAGTTCTTGTAGAAGAAAATCTGTTCGGGTTGCCATCCCCTGAAGTTCTGAATAGGCGTTTCTGGAAACGGTAGGGATCTCACTGAGAAGTTTCTGATATTCAGCTTCAAGATAACTGATTACATAGTCACCAAAGACAGTATTCTTTACCTGGGAGTAAACCGGTCCCATGTGCTTTAACGTCGAAGTTTCTGATTCTGCCCGGATATAGTCAGTACAGAACTGGCAATAGCATGAGCACTTCAAAGAGAAGTGGGAAACAGGATTTACTGAACACACATCACACCTACGTTTTAGTCCATGATGAATTGTGGCATACAGCATGGCCAGTTTTGAATGAACACTGGTAATAGGGCCTCGATTACCTTCTTGATCTAATGCCCTCAATAAGGTTCCAGTCCTAGGGGTAGTAACAAAGCGATCTGAATGTTCATGTTGTTGAGCGACCCACTTCTCAGTGAGACTAGCAATTTGCAAAGGATCGGTAAGAAAGGTAATCGAACTAAGCACAATTCCTCCATGTCCAAGGTTAGAGATTTTGAATGAACGACGTCACATCTAAGCCAGAATCAATGGTGTTTATCTGATAGGACCAAGAGTCCCATTTTTCATCCCAGAATCTACGACCAATCTGATTCTGATTGGTGGTTAGCCGAAACTCATCAAGGACTGACAGTGGCAAGATTTCACCCAAAGAGGACACCACTACCAGAGTCCCCTCTACCAACTCTACCTTAAACGTCACAACAGTTCCCATTCCACCCCACCTTTGTGGTTACCCTATCATGAAGATAGTTTACAAGGAATTAAGCTGGATGTCAAGGGAG